CAGTGCGTCCAGATAATCCAGCCACGAATTATATTGCGCCAGTTCCTCGCCTTTCAGACGACCAATAGCGGCTTTACCGGGCCATTGTTTACTGTTCATGTATTCGTTGGCCTGATTAATTAATAGCTGTCTTTTTGACTCAGAAATTTCAATAAGTTCTTCATGCGTGGGTGAAGGAATATCTGCCCACGCAGGCATTCCGTCTGCACCTGCAATACGTCGCTTACCCTGCGGAGGTGTCGCCATAAACGACTCGGCACGTCGGGTTTCAATATCTTTTGCATCATCAGGCCATGTGCCGGAATCGCGGTATACGGCCTCATTACCAGCCAGATAAAACGCATTTTTTTTAGCACTGTATTTGTACATATTATTTCCCTACCGCAATCCAGAAAAATGAACTCATGCTGGCTACTGGTGCTCCGCCCGCTGTTGGAATCATCAGATTTCGGACGCCGCATCCTAAATTAGTTATCGTTGGCGCTGAAATTACTGGCGACTGAACTACGTTAGGAAGCGATGCCTGCTGAGGACCAAATCCCACATACATCGGGTATGCAGAGAACGCGACAGGAAACGTAATAAAGATCTCTCCAGTTGATGATGGATTGGCTGCCCCCCACTGAATAATCAGACCTGACGGTAATTTTTGCCAGCCAGGGCTGGTCAGGCTGGATGTGAAGTCATTCATATCCGGAATCTGATTTGCCCCTGAGCCAACATCCCTTTGAGCCGCACTTTTCAGATCAAGATAAGTTCTTAGTTCAGCCTTATCCTTACCGCTTAAATCTGTCAGTGTCTGGTCTTTTGGTTGCGCATAGTCTTTTGTTGCCAGACGAACTACTGTATTTGTTCTGGCGAATCGCATATACGGGGCATTGACGTTACTACTGTCAAACCCTGCAATTTTACATTCATCACCAATTAATGCATCTCCCAAACCAAGGTATGCGAGAAGACCAGCTACATCCTTTCCACTCAAATTAGTCAGCGTATTGTCCAACGGTTGTTTACCTGCCAGCGCATTAAGCATTGTCGTGGCAAAGTTCGGGTCATTCCCCAGCGCCGCAGCCAGTTCGTTCAGTGTATCCAGTGCAGCAGGTGCAGACCCCACCATTGCCGCAATTGCCGATTTCACAAAAGCCGTGGTGGCAATCTGTGTATTGTTAACCGACTGTGCGGCAGTGGGGGCTGTTGGCGTTCCGGTGAATGCCGGACTTAACAGCGGCGCTTTCAGTGCCAGCGCATTGTTAATGGTGGTACTGAATTTCGGGTCATTATTAATGGCAGCGGCAATTTCTTTCATCGTATCCAGTGTGGCTGGCGCACCATTAATAAGGGCCATCAGTGCCGCCTGAACAAACGCGGTGGTCGCAATCTGCGTGGTGTTATTCCCCTCCGCTGGCGTTGGCGCTTTGGGTGTTCCGGTCAATGTCGGGCTTTCTTTGGGTGCATACTGTGAATGCGGGTCCGGTGCGGCAAGATGTTTTGCCATCTTATCATCCACGAACACCTTCAGCTCCAGTACCTTGTCATCCACATACTTGCGGGTTGCCAGCACGACGGCAGGGTCGATTTTCAGGGTGATATTGTCCGTGCTGCTGGTAATCAGCACCATGCGCACGGTCTGGGTACGACCACTGCCTTCAGCCAGTTGCGGCTTATAGCTTTCCGGGCAGTTTCCCACGGCAATCAATGCCCCGGACTCATCAAACAGGCCCACTTCACGTATCCACCAACCGCCCTCATTTTCAGGGATTACCTGTTCAGCAATAATCTGGCTACTGTTCTGCGGGTCGATATAGAGCATATTCAGCGCAGCCCGGCGTTTCTCATTCACCAGTGCAGTCTGCTTTGCATCCGGCGTTGGCAATACTCCGCCGCCATCGCCGACCGCCATATGGGTAATTTTTAAAGGCACACCGAGCGCGGCGGCGCTGGCAAGTTTCGCCGCGCCAATATCCGTCAGCAGGGTATAAAATTTTGTGCTCATGGATTCACTCTCATTGTGTCAATAACATGGACCGCCCCGCCTTCATGCGCGGTGCCACCGGAAATAATTGTTTCGTTGATATACGGATAGATCGTGATTTCTTCGCCAAGATAGCTGGCGGCTCCCACCCAATGCGGGCCGCTGGTCTGCAGGTTGATGGACATGCCGATCATGTGACGGCTGCATGGTTTGGCATCGCTTATCAGTCGCTCAAGTTCCAGATAGGTATCTTCAGTGATGCCCTGGTCCTGCACGCCGATATCCAGACGAAACGTGCCCGGTGTCTCTCCGGTCTGCCACCACTCAATAATGCGGATCAGAAAGCCGAACGGCTCCACCACCCGCCGCACGGCACTGGTGGTCCCTTTATGCTGATGAATATAAAAAGCATCCTTCACCACCTGGCGCTTGACACTTTCTGTCCAGTCCTCGTCCCAGCGATCCACAGAGAACGCCCAGGCGAGATAAGGCAGGAAACTGACCGGACAGGTTGCCGGATTCCACAAGTCACGAAGCGGCACCTGCAGATCAGAAATCCCGCTGCAGGTTTGCGCCAGTCGGCGCTCCAGTGGTGTTGAACCCGGTGGCAGCAGACTATTCATCCGTTCCTCCGTTGGTTACGCTCCACTGCGTACATGATGCCGCCTGTGTTTTGTTCAGGACCACATCCGCCAGAGGAGAAGCCAGCTCCACACGCTGCACACCCTCAACATGCAAGGCGGCAAAGATGGCGCTACGGCGAATATCCCGACCAAGACGCGTCTGACTGGCGATGTACTTCTGCAGGCTGGCTTTTGCCGCTGCCATTACCGGCTCTGCTTCCGGTCCCGGATAGAGAAAAATGGTGGCTTCCACGCGATACGGGATGATTTCTGCGCTGCGAACCGTCAGACGGTCAGCCACCGGGCGGACGTTCTCACTGTTCAGGGCTTTTTCCACCACATCCAGCAGGTCTTTTTCTGCTGTTCCGTCGCCTTCACGGCTAAGGACAGTCAGTACCACCTCTGCAGGTGCCGGACTGGTTGCACTGGCATCCGCCACCCGACCGTCGGCGCTTCGGGCATGAAATTCATAGGCTGCAGTTGGCCCCGCAACTGAAAGCCCTTCAAAGGCTGCAGGCACACGCAGGCGTAACGCTTCATCGCTTTCCATCACAGCCGCAACGGGCGGCACAGCGTCATTATCAGCAGGCGTCACCGTCAGGCGTTTCACGTTGTAGTTGGCAGCGAGCTGGTCAAGATCGCCGCCCATCGCGTAAGCCACCATCACCGCCTGCGCGGCTTCGTTAATGCGCTGGCGCAGAAGCAACTCACGGTAAGCATTCTCCTGCAGCAATTTGGTGACGGGTTCAGATTCCAGTTCCAGCGTGCGGATCACGGCTTCCTGCTCATCTTTCGGATGAAGCGCAACAAATTCGGCCTTGCGTTCGGCAAGCAACGTCTCAAAGTCCGGCACATCGACAATCTGCGGCGCAGGCAACTGCGAAAGGTCAATCACTGCCATTCTCTGCTCCTGTTGATACGGAAAGGGAAACAGGCACACCGTTATTACGCCGCCCGGTCAGTCCCACCACCATTGAACCGTCAAAATTGCTGTTAATGGTGATGGAATCCAGCGTCAGCCGTGGCTCCCAGCGACTCAGCGCCACATACACTGCCGACATGACCTGCAGGCGTAACGCCGGATTTTGTGGCTGGTCTATCAGTGCCGACAGCAGGGAACCATATTCACGGCGAGCAATGCGGCTACCCTGCGGCGTCAGCAGAATGTCCCGCACCGACTGGCGCAGATGGTCAATATCAGTAATGACTTTGCCGCTGGTATTGTTCATCCCGCTATAAAGCGTCATACCGGGCCTCCGGTTGTATCGCCGCCTTTCAGGACGCCAGTATGCTGATGCGCATCAACCACGATCCCGTTAGAACTCATCGCTCCGCCGCCCTGGGTAACGCCACCATTGATCACCACTTCGCTGTTAATGCGCGTGCGGTCAGCCTCCAGTACAAACTCACTGGTTTTCATGGTGATGTTATCAGCGGCCTCAATGACCATTGATTTGATGCCCCTGACATACCAGCGCCCGGTGGCGGGTTCGTATTCAAACCAGCCACCGTCAGGATGTTCTGTCACGCAGGCGTCCGCCGACGTCGACGGTGGTGCGAACTGATTCGAATAGACAGCGGGCAGCGCAAAGGCAGTCTCCAGATTGCCGCCCAGACTCAGCAGCACCACCTGCTCACCTTCCGATGGTCGCCACCATGTGCGGGCATTACCCGCGCGCAGCGTCAGCCAGCTGATCCAGTTGGTTTCAAGGTCGCCCGTTTTCACCCGACAAAGCCAGTTTTCCCGGTCCACTTCGGTGACTACACCTATGCGGATCAGATTGGTGATAAGGCGCATGATTTCGGTTAGTTGTGCGTTCATAGATATATGATGACAGCTGAAAACTTGTTTATAACTTCTTGCAAATTGTGGTATCGATGGTACAAATTGATAAAAGGATAAAAAACAACCAATAGGTGGATAAATGAGTGTTATGAATCCAATAAGTTCTA